GAAACCCCGGCCTACAATGCTCAAAAGCTAATCAAAACAAACATAAACAAAACAAGACAAAACAAAGTTAATCATTCTCGCTCTCGTCTGTTTCAAATAACTCATCGTAGTATTCACTTATACACACATCAATTATTTTAAGGCATTTCCTACGGATACGCTTTACCCTCTGCTCGTCTGCCTTGCTCATTATTGCAGTATCTATTTCGCTCATAGTAGAATAAGCCATACACGCTCCGTTTATGTAGTCAACGGTAGACGTGAACTCTACGGTCATATCCTCTAAGTCAACCGCCTCGTCTTTAATTTCCGGCTCTTTGTTTTCCATATTAGTAAAGTTTGCCGTTGATAATCTGAAAGTTCTTAACCGTGTAATCTCCGTTCTTTTCAATGACAATGTGAGCGAAGCCGTGTTGACTGTTACTTACTAACGGTGAGTAGTTAGGTCGCAGTTCACACAGACACCCAGTGCTCCAACAACTAACCACTTTACCATCAAGATTGACCTCCGGATGATGCGACGCTCTGTGTAAATGACCGACAATAACGCTCTGCTTGGCTTTTATCCACGCACCCCTTGCCGGGTTGACTGGACTAAATACACCCTTGAAAATATGATGGCCGTGTGTTATGCTCAGTTTACCTGCTTTGACAAGCGTCTTGTCATCTAATAACTTTACCTTAACCTCGTTTAATCTTAACCGCTCCTCTAAGTGAAAGTAATCATCATCCCATATCTCACGCACTTTCATAAACAAAAACTTCTCCCACCGGATACAATGGTTACCTTTCAACCAGTAAATACTTGCTTCAGGAAACGCTTTTCTTAGTGATTGTAAGAACTGAATAGTAGCGTCGAACTCTTGCTTAACTGACCGTTTACGAGGGTCTGACTCAAATTTACTGACTTGATGGTTGTCGATTAAATCTCCATTGATAAAAATAGTATTTACATTATTGGCCTTGCCGTAATCAAGTGCTATTGTTACTGCGTTAATATCGTGGTAAGGAATATGTAAGTCAGAAATTAAAAGAATGTTATTGCAGGCCGTAGGCAGCTTAAATGGAGGTCTTTCGTCTTGATGGCTCTCCGGCAGGTTGTATGGGTTTCTCGGCTTGTCCTCTGTCCTATGAAACTCCTTGTTAATTTTGTAAATATCTCTTTTACCTTTTTTGCCTTGTAAAGTCCTCAATCCAGACCTTATCGAATCAATAGTAGTAAATACGAGCGGATTCTCTTTGTAGATTATCCGTGCAAGTTTCAGGTTAGGGTAGTCAGGGTACTTCCTGAGATACTCCCTTAGTATATCTGATTTGTTCATACGTCTTTTGAAAAGTAAAGGTCTGCCTCCGCTTTTCTCCTGCGTGTTAACCCCTTTAACGGAGTTAGCACACCGTTTACCCTTGCCTTATTCCACTTCATAAACTCGTCTCTTATTGTAGGGTCGTTAGGGTTTGCTCTTACTTTACGGTAAAGTGTGCTTGCCTCTAACGCTCCCTGACCTACATTATAGCAAAAAGAAACTAAAGCGTCGTATTGGTTTTGATTAACTACGGCTTTAATAAACTTTGCTTTATTTTCTACTTCAAACATTAACTCATCCTCTGCCGCTTCCCTTGTTATTGTTTCTCCGGCTGCAACTTTTTTTCCGTTCTTGTACCTAATTGTTCCCCATCCGATTGTCCATACATTTGCAGGGCAGCGATAACTTTTAGGAAAAAACCCTTCAAAGTGTTTAATTAAATCAAGGCACTTTTTACTTGGTTTCATTATATTATTTTTTACGAGTTAATAAGTGTAACAATATAGAAACAGAAAACCCTATCAGAAGGAATATAAGCCACTTCATTGACCTCTGATACTTTACTTGGTAATCATTCGACTTGTCCTCTAAGTTGGAAATTTGGGCACGTAATAGCGTTATACCGGCACTGTCTTTAATCAGCTTAGTAGTTACCACCACTGGCGGCTTCTCGTCGATTAATTGTTGCAGTTTTATTATTATGTTTTTTTGTGCTTGCAGTTGGCTCTGTAACGTCGGCAAGTCCTCACAAGTGTAAACGGTTTTCATAACGACCGTATCTCTGATCCTTAAAAGTTTGGTTACCGAGTCAACCTTTAACCGCCACTCAGTTACCTTAACAGTATCGACCTTTGTTTCTTCGACGCACGGATACCACTCGGAGGTCTTTTTAGCCACGCTGAGAGGGTAGTTAAGTTGTGCCTTTGTCAGTTGCTTCTCGGCTTTCTTTTGTGTGTAGCAACCGCTCAATAAAATTAATAGTAATAAGTATCGCATAAAATGTTATATTTGTACTGCGATAAGAAAAGGTTAAGTTTTACAAGCCGGTATTTCTATACTGGCTTTTTTTGTCCTATTATCTGACCGTTCTCGTCTGTCAGTAATTGCTTGATAATATACCCAACACCTGAACAAAGGGAAGCCACTCCGATAGTGTGCCAGTCGAATTTGATACTACCTGCTTCAAGGCAAGTGTAGACCATAGTAATAGTAGTGGTCAGCATACTAACTAACAAACCCTTTAAGAAATCATAAGCCGATAAAGTGCCGATTTTGGTATTCATAGTTTTTATACTTTTTCAAGTTTTTGGATTCTGTCTTCGTGATTGTCAACCTCCAAACGCAGTGCCTCTATGTCTTTTTTCTTCTCCATATCCTTAATAAGAATATCCTGCATCTTTCTTTCTAAACAGTCCATTTTGTCAACGATACGCTTTGCGAAGTAAGTAAACAAGGTAATTAAGATACCTATTAGATAGTTTGTGAGTACGGCTGATTCCATTAGACGTAATTTAAGTATTGGTGATTTTCAGGTATTTCGTCGGTTGATATTTCAAAAATCTCAGGGTGGTCTTGTATTGAAGGATGCTCTGTTAATGGTAGTGTCCAACCCTCAGTAATAACGACAGTATAAATCTCTGTCGCTCTTCCCTCAATGCTTAATTTTTGTCTTATGTGTTCCATTAGTTTACAAAGTATTGAACGGTTATATTTCCATTTTTATATGCGGCTGACGAGGTAGACATTCCTAACTCGTAGCCATTGTCGGCAGCGTTAACCCTTAAAAATGCTCTTACTAAATTTGAGTTGGTAGCCGTTGATGCTGTTGTAACCTGACCAGTTCCGAAGTAAAGTATCTCATTTGCAGCACCCAAACCCGACTGCTCTTTTGGAGTAGGGCAGTCAGCAGGTAAAGCCATTGTTACGGCAGTTAAAGCATTCCCGGCAGTACCGTAATTTAATGTAATGTTTAACGTAACTAAATTTCCTATCCGTGTCCAGTTATACGAGTGATTCGTTGTACCACTTGGAGCAGTTGTACCAGTCCAAGTTATAGTACCTGAATATGTCTGCACTCCCGGATTGTAATACGCTTGGTCTGTTACGTTTGCGGCTGCGTTGGTAGCGTTTGCCTTAAATGAATAAGCAGCTATATTCTTACGCTGAAAAACGGAAGTGTCAGCAGGAGCAATGGGAGTATAACCCAACAAGGTAGCAATACTCTTTCCTTTCCATAAATTAGTGCTTGATTCATAAGCAAGTACCTCATTGTTTGCAGTTCCGTTGATGCTTACGTTATGCAGTTCTCCGAGTTCGTATCCGTTCTGTACCTTAATGTATGCAAGACCGTTTCCGTTGTTAGCACGCTCGACCACACCCAAAAATACTTGATGATATGGAGCACTTGGTTTGGTCTTTGTAAACTGACCGCTAACAGAATCGAGCCAAAGAATATCGCCCTCAGTAAAAGTACCTAAGTTTAATTTATCAATCTGTCCTTGCGTTACGATAATTCCAGTATCACCGGCAGCAATGTTATTCTTTACTACTCCAAAGGTCTTTGAACTCGTGCTATCTTGTTTATTGTTGGCACGCTTCACAGACGCTACGTTACCGGTTGAGCCGTAAATATAAACGACCTCACCTCTGTTAAGTGTAGTCGCTTCACTATTTCTTACCCTTGCCAAAAGCACTCCGGCAGTATCGTAAACACTACCCAAACCAGTAGCAGTCGCTTGACCCCTTGCGTAACGCATTGTAGCAATAGTATCTAAGGCACCGTCGTTATCAGGAAAGTATAAGGTATCTGTTGCAGAAACAGTAGCTTGGTTTTGCTTTCTTAATTGTACCGCTGATTCTCCAGTTGTACCTTTTAATTCAAGCGAAGCAGCGTCTAACTTAGCGTAAGTATTTGTACTTACATCGGTAGCTATTTTTAACTCAGGATATACACCTCCGTCTCCGTCGTATGTTTTTACGTAAAACTCATTTCCGTAAGCGTCTACCTCTTTGATAGGATAATAAAGTCCGTTACCGCTTAAATCCCAATATCCTAACTTTAACAAACTTGATAAAGCAGTTACTTCTATTGTATTGGTTGTAGTTGCTCCGGCATTTGTTACTTGTTGTAAGTTCGGAGTAGTGAAAGTACCTACCGAGTCCTTAAACTGATAGTACCACGTACCATTGATCTTAGCAAATACAGAATCAGTAGACCGTTTGATACTATCTATTTTAGTGTTAATTCTATTGCTTAAACTTGTCGTATCTGTACTGCCGCCTCCGCTAACTTGCGACCACGTTTGGGTCTTTGGGTTGTATGTGTAGAATCTATTGTTACAACTGTCAAAAGCAATAGCCGCCTTTTTAGTAGGCAGCACGACACTCTTTAACGTAGGCACTCCGCACACGGTAGGAATCTGTAACGTACTGTCGAAATTCATACGCTTAGTTTCATAGCCGTATTGTGTCATAACTTGGTAAACCTGACCCTTAACAGACACGCTGATAAACACCAACAAAAAGAATAACAATTTTTTCATTTCTCTATTTTATGTTACTGGATAATCGCAAGCACCGTAGTTACTAATCACGTTAGCATTGATTGTAAACGTAATGCCTGAGATATAATCTTCAAACTTCTCGCTTAACGCATTCCACGTTATTTGGTTGTCAACAATATAATCGGAATCACCACGCTTCAACCAACTAACTACGTCGTTAGATATTAAGTGCATATCACTTACCACGTCAGTTTCAAACTCACCCTCTGCACCGCTCTTGTCTAAAAACCAAAAATTTATACTATAATTCAATGACCTATTACTACCAAAGAATCCGGTATTAACAGTAAAGCACGCTACCGGATACTCCGGTTGCTGCTCCCTATTTAACCACTCTAACGGACTGTTGAACATTACGGTCTTTATCATTGGATGGGCTTCCAACTTTGCCGTTATGTCCTCCACTATTTCTTTGTAAGTCATTATTAAATTTTTCTTTTACCTTGTCGATGTAGATTTTTTTGTATCCTTTAGACATATAAAAATGTAAATAATTCGCCTGCTTCGGTAACATCACCAGTGGGCAAGGTTACGGTAGTTCCTACTATTTGAATTTTGTTTGTGTCAGCCGTAGCCGTTGTAGTTACGACCTT